GATAAAATGCGTTTTTTCCGGCTCTACACAGGAATCAGCGAGCTTCGTCCCTCGTGACCGCTTTTTCTCTGTGCGGACGGAAGAAATGCCAGAGGTTATTGCGCTGAATTACATCCTCATAGCTGCGGACTTTCCCGCGCAGCTCCGTATTTTCACGCTCCAATTCTGCTGCACGGAGCTTGCCGCGAACAGACTTATAATCGGAAATCTCCTGCTTCAAACCGTCAATCTCAGCCTTGAGTTTTGCAATCAGTTTGTTTGCCGCATCCAACGCCTTTTGCAGTTTGGATTCCTTTTTCTCTGCTGTAACGTACTTCTTTGCCAGAGTGGAAAGTCGGTCAAAGTCCTCACGCTCCACGGCAACTTTGGGTGAGAAGGGAATGGACGTTGCCACGATTTTTTCGATAGACCGCACATCGACCCGCTGATTCTGGATTTTTTCAATTTTGCTCCCAAGCGTTGCTGCCTGTTTTTCCTGTTGACGGTTCTGCTCTGTGAATTCTGCCAGCCGCGCCTGCTCCTGCTGCACCTTGAACTGCGTCACCGTCAGATGTTCCTCGGAGCTGCCGCGTTCGCCTCGCTCCACATCGTCATACCCTGCCTTTCGCATGGCGGCGAAGAAATCATCTTGCAGAACGGAATAGGATTTTCGGAGCACAGTTTTCCCGTTTGCGTTCAGCAGCGGCTTCCCATGCTCGTCCAGTGCGGGCTTGGAATCCCACTTTTTGCTCATACTGACCTGCTGTATCGTTTCCTTGACCGTTCCCACCAGCGATTTATCCTTGCACCGCTTCGACCACAGAATTTTCTTCTCTACGACGGGGATATAGACCACATGAAGGTGATAATGGTACACGTCCTTGCCCAGCGCGTCGGACATGGCGCGGTTGCGCTCGTCGGCGTGCATGACCGCAGAGAGAATGTACTGCTCTCCGCCTACGATTTCTATTGCGGATTTGTATGCGTCGGTGTAGAATTGTTTTGCGAAGTCATAGCCGCTGTGATTATGAAAATAGGCGGTGTTTACGTCAAAGACCAGCTCGCCGTAGAGAAAGGCGTCCTCTTTCAGTCCGCGGGTGGAGATGATCCCATCCTCTTTCATCTGCTCAAATATCTCCGCATATCCAGCGGTCGGTTTCTTGAAATGAATATTGAGCCGCGTTCTTTCCGGGACAATATCCTGATTGACATAGGATTCCTTTTCCCGTTCGTTGTGCTGCTGCGCGTTGACGATTCTGGCAGCGGTCAGCCTCATATTTCTTGCGTTGGTACGATGGATACCGTCGCCTCTTGCCATGGGCATTTACCTCCTGATTTCAGATTGCGTAGGGCGGGGTAGCTTTCGGGGGAGCACTTCTGCGGAAGTGTAATAACCCACTATGATACTTTCATCCTGCGGCTGCAAAGTATCGTGGGCTCTCCGAGGGGGAACGGGGAATGCGGCTTCTGCGGAAGCCTCTGCCGTGGCTTGCAAGTAGTACCCACTTTGCAAAATCCACGGCGTGACCGCCAGCCTTTCAGCAATCGAATTTGCTTCAACGCTGCCGCCCACAGGCAGAGAGAATTTTGAAAATCCTCTCCGCCATCCATCTCAAAATCTGCGGGTTTTTCGATGGGGACGGGGATGCGAGGGGCTGTGTTAGCCAATGCTTTGCCTTGTCCTCCCGCAACAGGAGCGTGGCACGCTCCTGTCACAGTTCCCAAGGAGGAGTAGTCCATCGGTAGCTCTGCGGCACTCCACGCCGGTCAAGATACTCCTGCCGCGCCTGCTCCCGTTCTTCTTCGTTGGGAGCGGTTTTGTACCGGGAATAGAGCTGCCGGTTCAGCATGGCGTCGAGCTTTTGCTCCAAGCCCTGCCGGATTTCTTCTTCAAAATCATCCTCGCCCCGCAGATGGTACATGGCGAGGTCGATGAACAGATCATAGGGGATTTGTACGCTTTTCATTTTCCTATCCTTTCCTATCCGCGACGGTCGCAACGATTGCGACGGTTGCTTTGATGGCATCATTTCCACCGTCGCGACCGTCGCAGCCGTCGCGCTTTCATCAGTCGATTACTTCGTACTCAACATTGTCGATTATCATATAGGTGAGCTTCACCTGCCGCCCGGAGTGTTTGGCCCTGTTCTCATACCTCACATGGTACTCGTCCAGCAGCCTGCCGGATTTAACGTTCAGGTATTTGGTGAGAGCGTTTGCTGCCATGCCTGTGTTGACCGTCTCCGCAAGCTCGGTCGGACTGCCTGTCCATTCTCTGCTTTCGAAGGAAACAAGCTGGGAAACCGTATCCAATACCGGGTCGGGCGGCTCCTGATACGGCTCGTTCTCCGTCCGTTCAAGGCTCCATATCTGCGTGCCGGTATCCTTTTTCAGATATAGAATCTGATCCTGTTGATCTCGCCCCACCGCATCGACCGTGGCCTCCAATGCTGTCCGTTTCTTCTTCTGCATCAGGAGTGCTCCGTCTGCACAACCAAGAAGTCCCGTCGTGCCGGAGATCGTTTCAAAGCTGTCCCCGGCTGGCTGCTTTCTTGTGTGATGAACGGTAACGATGCAAATGCTGTGCCTGTCCGCAAAACGCTTGAGCTTGCCGATGATCTCATAGTCGCTGGCGTAGCTGTAAGCCTCGCCTCCGGCTTCCCGAATCTTCTGCATGGTGTCAATGATAACCAGCTTCGTGTCGGGGTGTTCCTTTATGAAATTCTCAAGCTGCTCGTCAAGACCGTTTCCGATTTTGTTTGCTGCCGTTGCAAAATGCAGGCTGGCGGTATCCGCCACGCCGTACATCATAAACATCCGGCTCTGGATTCTCTGGAAATCATCCTCCAGCGCAAGGTACAGAACCGTACCCTGGTGGACTTCATAGCCCCACAGCCTTTGCCCTGTGCTGACATGGTAGGCAAGCTGCGCTACCAGAAATGATTTTCCGATTTTGGGCGCTCCTGCGAGGATATATGCCCCGGAGTAGAGCAGACCGTCTATGACGGGCGGTCTGCTCTTGTATGCGGTCTGATACAGCTCTGCCATGGAAACGGTATGAAGATAATGTGGGTCGTTCATGCGCCGGATTCTCTCACGCATTTCCTCAATATTTTCCTCAGGGGGATTGCTTTCGCAGGTTTCATGTGGTATCCTCTGTTTAGTTGAATTGTGAGGCGGCTGCCCTCCATCTGCTCCAACAGATGGGATGAGGGCGGTCGTTTTCTCATTTTCCGTCATTTCGCTCACCTCCGGGAATCTGGAAGCCGTAGAACTTCTGCTTGAAATACTGGGCAGGACATTTTCCGGCAACGGTCAGATAGCCCTGGGATTTCAGCTCTCTGTTCATCTCCCGGACGATCTGATATGACTTGCTGCGGCTGATGCCCATAATCTCCGCCACCTCTGCCGCTGTGATAAATTGTGCTCTCATAGTACCTCCTGTTTCAATGTGATTTTCCTCAGTCTGCGTATCTTTTGTTCACGCTCCTTTCCTCAGTCTCTCCGAAATACGCACTCTGAGTACATATTTTATTATACGCATACAAGATACATCTGTCAAGCCTTTAGAAAATAAAAATATGTACTTGCAATTCGCTTTATTCTGTGATATGATATGGACGAGGTGAATCAGACATGGACAATTTCGATTATCCCGCCATTGGGCAGAGAATCAAGCAGCTCCGAAAACGCAAAGGGCTGAACCAGACCGAGCTGGCACAAATGCTGAAAAAATCTCTCCGCACCGTACAGAAGTACGAAACCGGAGAGATTGAAGTGTCGATTGCCGTTGTCAATCAGATCGCAGACCTGCTGGACACGACCTCAACCTATATTCTTGGGTATGAATCCAGTACAACGCAGATCAGAACGCTTTCCGACGTGATGGACTTCCTCTTTAAGCTGGAAACGGTAGAGGGCATCGACTTCAAGATCGACGTGCAGAAGCCACCCCGCAGCAAGCAATGGGAGTGCTCGATTTCCTTTGATGGAAAGAGCACGGCGGAGTTCAACGCGGATATGTGCCTCTTTCTTGAACAGTGGGAGGACGAGCGCAGCGAGCTTCACGCCTATAACTCCACGCAGGCAGCATATAAGCGCTGGAAGGAGCAGACGCTTGCATACTATGCTGCGAACGCAGTCAAATGCACAGAGCCGGAAGAACTTGACCGTGACGAGCGAATCGCAAAGCGGACGGAGTTTCTGGAAAAGGAATACGGTAAAAGCGAGAGTAACGAGTGAATAACCTGATCAAAGCCTGATTCTTGAGGGAAGGAGGTAAAAATGTCAGTAACAAAAGACGGCGACACCGGTCGCTGGATGTCCCAGATCCGCGTGACGGACTGGACGGGCAAGACCATCCACAAGAAGAAGCGTGGCTTTGCCACCAAGAAGGAGGCCCTGCAATGGGAACGTGACTTTATCAGCCAATCCACGGGCAGTCTCGGTATGACCTTCGGTGACTTCATTGCTTTGTATGTCAAGGATATGGAGCACCGCCTCAAGCCCTCCACCGTTGCCAGCAAGAAATGGCTGATCGACCTGAAGGTGACGCCCTTCTTCAAGAAAATCCCGCTGAACGAGATCAAGCCTACCCATGTGCGCCAGTGGCAGAACTCCCTGACCAGCTACCGGGATGAAAACGGCAAGCCTTACGCCCAGACCTATCTCAAGTGCATCAACAACCAGCTCACGGCGATTTTCAACTACGCAGTCAAATACTATGGGCTGAAAGAAAATCCCTGCCACAAGGCGGGGAGCATGGGCAAGAAGAAAGCCGATGAAATGCTGTTCTGGACAAAGGACGAGTTCCAGACATTTATCGAGAGCATGAAAGACCGTCCCGCCAGCTACACGGTATTCATGACCATGTACTACACGGGGATTCGGGAGGGAGAGCTGCTGGCACTCACACCGTCGGACATCGACTTCGAGAAGAAGACCCTGACGGTGAACAAGAGCTATCAGCGCCTCGGCAAAGAGGATATTATCACCACTCCGAAAACACCGAAAAGCATCCGTACTATCCCTATTCCCGACGGCCTTTGCACCTGTTTGCAGGAGTATATGTCCCATTGCTACGGGCTGCAAAAGGACGACAGGCTCTTTCCCTACACCAAGAGCTTTCTATACCACGAAATGGAGTATGGCTGCAAGGCTTCGGGCGTGAAGCGGATACGGGTGCATGACATTCGACACAGCCACGCCAGCCTGCTGGTGGAGATGGGCTTCTCTCCGCTGCTGATCGCGGAGCGGCTCGGACATGAAAAGGTACAGACAACGATGGACACGTACAGTCACCTGTACCCCAACAAGCAGGTGGAGGTAGCCAGACAGCTTGACGGCATTATGCCGTGAGCCTCTGGCTACAAAAATCGCTGCAAATGTAGCCAATTTGTAGCCGCTAAAAAAGAAAAATCCTGAAAAACGCTGTATTACCAACGTTTTTCAGGATTCAGAAAACACTAAATATTTATTCCCACTCGCTGGCTGCAATTTTCGCGTATTTACATACTGTGCTTTTTACACCGCGCCAGGCACCATATATTGTGCCACTTACCGCCCATTTTGTCAAGGGCGAGGCATATAGCTACGATTTTGCTACGGCGGATCCCACGAAGGAGAGGGTGCCTTTCATTTTGTGGAAATTTCCCTAGGGCAGCGCTTAGCCCTGCGCCCAGTGGCTGGCTTGCCAAGCAGCCTTTGCACCCGATTAAAATCGCTCACACTGATCAGGGCCTCGTGCTGGCCCCGGATGAGTTGCCCATGCCAGGAGTTGTACCCAGCGTAGATAGGGCGGGTAAGGATCAGCTTTACGCTCCAGGCGCACATTTCCCGCCCACGCTTGCCGTGGTAGCCCTTGATCCGGCAGAGCTCGGCCACGGCGGATAGGCTCCGGTGCTCCAGGTATTTGGAAAATATGTACCGGATGATCTCCGCCTCCTGGGGATTGGGCACCAGGCTATCAGATCCATCCAGATCATAGCCCAGGACGCAGCTACAGGTGCGCTTTCCCTGGGCCGCTCGCTCAGCCATGGCGGCCCTGACTCGCTCGGCGGTGATTTCCCTTTCCATCTGAGCAAAAACGCCCAGGAGGCCCATCATGGCCCGGCCTGTGGGGGTGCCAGTGTCGAAGCCCTCAGTGTGGCTTATTAGAGCCACGCCGCGGGCCGCCAGCAGCTCCAGCGTGGCATACAAGTCGGCCACACTGCGAGTCAGGCGGGACAGCGCCCACACAGCTACCACAGCAATCTTGCCGGCCTCCACGTCGGCCAGCATCTGGCGCATGGCTGGCCGGTGGCCGATATCTTTGCCACTGATGCCCTCATCGGCGTACAGCTGCGTGGCATAGCTTTTCTGGGCGGCCCAGGCCTCCAGCGCGGCTTGCTGTGCGGCCAGGGAGTAGCCCTCCCGGGCTTGATCAAGGGTGCTCACTCTGATGTAGAGGGCGGCAACTCTGCCGCCCTCCTTGCCGGCGGAGCTCATGCCTCCGCCACCCAGTAGCATTCCAGCGGAGTGCCGTCCTCGCTGGAGAGCACGATTGCGCCGACAGGCAAATCGTGGATGGCGCCGGTGCACTCCCGGGCCATCGCCGCAAGAGCGGCATCCTCATCTTCGGAGGCATTGAGGATGTAGGCCCGGATGTTGCCGTCCCACTCGTGGCCAAATTCAGCCTCGTGGGATTCGCTCAGGCGATATTCACCGGTGGTTTCAGTGCATGGGCGAATGATAGCGGACATAATTTTTTCCATTTCAAGACACTCCTTTCAACTCAATCACACAGATCCCGGGGATCCACTTCATGGAATTCCCCGTTTTCGTACCGGGCGTATCCGCGCTCAGTCTTCCCGCCGCGATAGTCCTTCTGGCCGAAGGTGTACAGTTGCCCCTCAACGGGGTCGGATACGTACAGGTTCCCGGCTTCACCCTTGCCGTAGGCTCCGGTGTAGCCGCCGACCTTGCGGCTGAAGTCTGGCTTGGTTGTGCCGGGGATCACTTCGGCGATCCACGGGTTGCCGTACCGGCGGTGGTTGAAGCTTTCATAGGTCTTGATGGTTTTCATTGCATTTTCCTCCAAAATACTTGATTTTTGCCTTAAACTCTGGTACCATGGAGGCAACCGGGTAAGGCTCCCGGCCACCTCTGAACAGGGGTTGTAGCGGTCGCTGTGGAAGGGGGCCGCTACTTTTTACTTGCCCATGATGCGGTTGACGCTGGCGCGGAGCTCTTCAAGCGTATCGCACTTGTCGATCAGCTCAAGAATCGCTCTCAGAAGCGCCTCTGTAATTTGCATCTCGCTCATTCACCTCACACCTTTCTAAAGGAGCTTCGCTCCTGCCTTACGTGTATATAATATCACGTTTACCGCGATTTGTCAACCCCTTTGACGGGATTTTTAGAAAAAATTTCTCGGTTTGCGCGTTGACAAATCACGCTTCGTGGGATACAATGATGGTGCACAGGAGGTGACAGCGATGATAGATTTTACCGGCGTAAAAGTGCTGCTGGCCAAGCGGCACATGACTCAAAAGCAATTGGCGGAACGAACAGGCGTACGCTACGATACGATATCCAAAATCAGCCTAGGCACAATCAGCCGCATACCGGTGGACGTGCTTGATAAAATCTGCACAGCCTTATCTTGCCAGCCGGGCGACCTGATGGAGCATATCCACGAGCCACCGGATAGCGCAAACTAAAAAAATCCCCCTCCCAGCAGCCAAAAACTGCCGGGAGGGGGATAATTTTTTAACTTGCCTGCAACTTGCCTGCAACTTGCTGGTTGCCGCCCAAAAGGCCAAAAAGGCCAGCAGGAACTATTTCTATTTTGGAAATGGTTCGCAGTCTGCTTGCCGGCAACTTGCTAGATCAGTCCAGTTTGCCTAGCCGGTCCAGGATTACCAGGGTTCGCAGGAGATCATAGCCCAGATTGAGCCCTTGCCCATCGCCCTGCAAGACGCCCTTATCCAGCAGCTTGGCCACTGTGGGGCGCGCCCAATCCTGCACTTTATCCAGAGTGGCAAAGGTGCGGGATTTACGATCCTCTGCAATGGCGGACTGGATCATAGCCTTTACATCGCCCTGGCTCAAGCCCGGGGCGATGGTGGGCGCTGCAGCCTGTGCCTTTTTGGCCAGGCCAGCACGGGTGGCGATGCACTCAGCAACGGCGTAGCCCACAGCCTTTGCATAGTCCTCCCTCAAAATAGCCGGCACATCATCCGGTGCATCCATAAAGCCGTGCTCAATCAGCACGGCGGGCATGGCCGTGTTGCGGAGCACATAAAAGTCCGCCGTAGTTTTAGGGCTGGAGCGGTTCCCGGCTAGCCCTCCAGCGGCCACAATGGCCGCATACAAGGCGTCCCGCCAGCCAGCGGCAGTAGAGCCCTCGCCCAGCGAAAAGGCCACTACGCCGCCGCCACGGCCCCCATTGATGCCAGCATTGTGGTGGGCACTATAGTAGAGATCAGCGCCAGCGGCGTTGGCCCGCTGGCAGCGCACCGACATGCCCACATCTTCCGCGCCAGTGGCATCATCCACCCGCAGAATCTCAAAGCCTTCGTACCGCTTCGCCGCCTCAGCGATATAGTTGCAAATCCGCTGATTGAGCCACCATTCCTGATGCTGGCTGGGATCCAGATTTGCAGGGATACGGCGGCCAGGCGTGGGAAGTCCGTGGCCAGCATCCAGGGCCAGTAAAAATTTTGTAACCATGATTTATTCCCCCTTGCCCAGTTGCTTGCCCAGCTGATCCACGCCGGTGGCAGCCAGGCCGGATACAATGCCAACAGCCACAGCCGTCAGCGCGTCCCCGGCTGGGAAATCGGGCATGATGTACATCCCCACAGCCCCCAGCGCCGCTCCTGCGGTGCCCACGATGCAGGGAATCCACTTATTATTCAGGCCGGTAGCCTTGATGATTTGGCCGATCAGATAGCAAATCACCGTAATTCCTGCCACGCTTGCAATTCCAAAATCCATGATTTTACCTCCTTAATGATGTGCATTTTTGTTTAGATGCTTATCCAAAGCATCATGTGCTTTTGTCACGTTTCCATTTGCGCCCAATTGCTTTAATCCGTCGAGGCAAGCGAGTAGCGCATAGCAAATCACTTGCTGCTCGGACTTTATGTTACTGATTTCAGCATCTTGCGCCTGCTGTCGATCCACCCACCTGGACACCCGGCGGAGCAGGGCCAGAAGGCCACCCAGAGCGGATACCACAGCCGCTAATGTGATGACGGTTTGTGCGTCGACGATCACCGCTCTATCACCTCCCAGCTGCCTGGCAGCACATCCGGCCCGTGCACCGTAGCATCCGCCAGGCATTTATAAGTCAGCTCATCCGCCCAAATCATGTACTCGCCCGCCTGGTAGGCATCGTGGGCACCGGAGGGCGCCACCCAAGGCAGTGCCCACTTAGCCGATGTGGCATGATATGGGGCCCATAGCGCCGGTACGGCCCCGGGGGCCCAGATCTCGTTGCTCGTACTATCGTGGGCCTGGCAGCAGCGCCAGGGCTGGCCAGCATGCACCCGCACATCGCCAATCGCGTACTTGCCGGGCTGCCACTCCTGCAGCAGGGCCATATCAGCGATCACATCATCAGCCGGGGCTGTGGGCGCAGCTGCGCGGGCCTCGCGGGCCGCCCGGAGGGCCATGGCCTCTAAGGCTTTGCAGATATCAGGCATTTTGCAATCCTCCTTCAAGGGCCGCCAAAATGGCGGCTAATTTTTCTTCCGTGGTGGGCTCGGGCGGCGTTTCTGCCGCCAGCGCCTCCATTTCTGCCATCTCCTCCGGCGTGGCATCTCGGCAAACGCCGTCTTTGCAAACTCTCATATTTTCGCCCCCCAAATTTTTACTGTGCTGCCAGCTCCAAACTGTGCCTTAGTGGGGTCGAGAGAGCTTAGGCCAAGCCCTGTGATATGGCCTGGCCCCGCCGCCTCTCCGGCGGACACAGTTGCGGCGCAGCTGGCACCTTTACTGCGCCGAAATACAACGTTACGCCCATTCAGCGTCCTGATTTCCCACAGCTGGCCCCATCCAGGATTTTCTTTGTACGCCGTTTTGCGCAGCATCGGATAACCCGACACGCACGTATTTACTCCGTATGCGTTTGCCCAGGTGGGGACGGTCATCCGTGCATGGGTGTTAGAAATATTATTATCAATGTTGACTTGCGCTGGCTGGATGTGCAACTCAAAATACATCTTCTTCAGCTGCAGTGGGGCCCCGCTTAAATCAGATGCGATTTCCCACACACCGACATCCTCTGCCAGCGTATACTCGCCTATATACTCCAGCTCGTCCGGCGCGTCCAACATCATCCACTTATTGTAATTGCTCAGGCATACAAATCTGTGCACCCCGGCTGTAAGGCTTGTAGCGCTGATTGGGGCCAGCGTCCGTCCGACTATCGCGCCGGTTACACCATTGGCGGTCAGAGTCGGATTTTCGGCTTCGTTGGCGTTAACAAACTCCACTGTGATAATCGTACCGCCTGCAACCGATCCATCAATGTAAGTTGCTTTTTTTGCAGCATCACATGCTGCGGTGGAGCATCGACCGAATAATGAGCCTACTGCGGGGAGTGTTTCCCACCGGGGGATTCCGTCTGAGCCAACAGTGGCAACTTTGCCAGCGTCCGAATCAAGCGGTGCGGCGGGGACACGGGTTGCTAGGGCGGATCCTACGATTTTGGCATCCGCGGCCTGTCCGCTTTGGGTCAGGGTGGCGTCAACGTTGACGGTGCTTGGCGCTACGTACGGATCAAGCAGGATAGCCGCGCGGGTGCTGCCCCGCATGGAAAAGTGGTGTACTGATTTCTTCAACGCAGATGCTGCCGGTGGCGTCAGATTGCCGGGGTGCAGGATTGTGTACACGGTTTGTCCGATCTGCAGTTCGGGGCCGCTCGCTGTATTACCTGGGCTTTTAAACTGCACTGCCAGTATAGCCCCATCAGCCGACGGGTCAAATCCGGCGGTAACGCCGGTAAGCACTTTCCGCTTGTCAGCTGCGTTGGAGTTGCAGATGCAGCTCCCCGACACCGGCAATTTGACTGCGCCGTCAAGTCCGTTGATCGTCGTGACGCCAGCACTGCCGCCAGTCGCGTCAGCTCCTCGGGGCAAGCCAAAACTGAGCACGGGATTGGCGGCGGTCCCGGTAATCTCAGCCGTGGCGGGACTTCCGGCAGGCAGTGTGGTCACCGTGCCGATTTGCAGGGCGGGGGTTGCGCCATCCAATATATCAGCGCTCTTGGGGCCCTCCGCATCCGTGATAGTCAGCCGGTGGCCGCCGGTGATGGTAGTGATGGATATGGTGGGGGATACGCCATCCTGCCCAGGATCCCCCTTCGGGAGCACAATTTGCCTGGGTTGCACTGATGTCATTCCCGGTTTACTCGGATCGAAACCCATCTGCATAGTGTTGATCCCGGTTTGAGATATCTTCGGAATATAATATCCGCCGTCGTCGCCAGCTTCCCCAGAGGGCAGAGACACGTCCACACCCGGAATGTCCGGCATGCTGGTCAGGCTTTTGCCAAACTCAATGTGCAGCAGACCGGGCGTGGGGTTCGTTACAGTGGGGGTGTAATAAGGTCCAGGGGCCCCCTGTATCCTGCTAAGCTCAGTATTTAGATACCCCTTTGACACGGCATCCCCATCGTTCGATGGATCCGGCAACCCAGTGAGTTTGTTCCCCTCCATGGAAAGTGGGCCAGACATGGAGTCGCCAGACTTCTTAACGGCCTTTGATGCTTCAGTTGCGGCCGAAGCCGCTGCAGCTTCGGCCTGTTTGGCCCTCTCTGCAGCCCTCTCTGCGTTGGCGTTCGCCTGGTCTGCTGCGGCTTGAGCTGCGCTCGCTGCCTGGGTCGCTGCTTCAGCATCCGAGGCCGCCATGGACGCGTCTGTGGATGCAGTCTCGGCTGCGGTCTGTGCCGCACTTGCTGCTGCGCTGGCATCCCTGCTCGCAGATGCCGCCTCTTCAGCCATTCCTGCAGCCTGAGCCGCGTTGAATGCAGCTTGATTCGCACTCCCCTGTGCTCCGATTACGGCTTTTTT